GACGGGGCTGGTGTCGATTCTGGAGAGCTGGGTGAGGATGAAGTAGCTGATCTTTTCGGTAAAACAAAAGGCTTTAAAGCCAGTGAACCACCTGTAGATAATGACACCTCGCAAGAAGGACCAGAAGACGAAGACTTCTGAAGAAGACCCAATTGAGTGGGCACAACGAGCCTACAATCAATTAAAAGAAAATAAAAATAAGAATGTTAAATTCAAGTCTAAGTTAGAAGAGCAAGTAGCAAACTTACTTACTAATCTCGGAGTTACATATGAATACGAATCTTGTAAGGTTCCTTATACCATTCAGCATAATTACCACCCTGATTTTATACTGCCAAACTATGTATACCTTGAAACAAAAGGATACTGGTCCCCAGAAGACAGGCGTAAGATTGCTGCTGTTAAACGAGACAATCCAGACTTAGACTTGAGGATGGTATTCCAATCACCTTATAATAAAATCTCAAAAAATTCTAAAACAACTTATGCAAAATGGTGCGAGAAACATGACATACCTTGGTGTGCATACCACTCGCTACCTATTGAATGGTTAACATAATGGATGAATCAGAATTTGTGGCACATGAACCATGTGATAATTGTGGCTCATCAGATGCTAATTCAGTTTACTCTGATGGTCACAAGTTCTGTTTCTCATGTCACAAATACACACCCGCAGAGGGTATAAATCTTAGATCACAATCACCACGGACGATGACGAATGTCACATTTAGAGGAGAACCTGAAGCCCTTAGAAGAAGAGGACTCTCTGAGCAAACTTGTAAGAAGTTCAGGATTTACAGAGACGCAGCTACTTTACGCTTTCCATATTTCACAAGCGATGGAGTACTTGCTGGATTCAAAATAAAGAATAAACAAAAGGTATTTACCTATGAAGGACAATCAACTGACACTCTATTTGGTCAGCATTTATTTCCTACAACTGGTAAGCGTATTGTTGTTACTGAGGGTGAGTTAGATGCTGCAAGTTGTTATGAAGCAATGCCTAACTGGCCTATGGTTTCTTTACCGCATGGTGCGGCGAGTGCTAAGAAGGATTTACAAAAACAATTACCCTTATTTCAGGGGTACGAGGAGATCGTATTATTCTTCGATGGCGACGAACCAGGACGTAAGGCTGCTGAAGAAGCGGCTGGTATCTTACCCGCTGGTAAAGTCAAGATCGCAAAGATGGAGTCCTTCAAAGATCCGTCTGATGCGTTGCAAGCTAAGGAACCTGATGCGATAAGAAAAGCAATATGGGATGCAAAGCCATACAGACCAGACGGAATAGTAGATGGAAAAAATTTATTACAGTTAGTTACCACACCACAAAAGCCATATGATCATGAGTATCCATTCAGAGGACTTAACAAGAAACTACACGGGATCAGGTATGGAGAACTTACGACTTTTACTTCGGGCACTGGTTCAGGAAAAACCTCAATCATGCGGTACCTTGCAACTGACCTACTCAACAAAGGCGAGTCGGTTGGCATCTTGGAACTTGAAGCAAGTAATAGAAGAACAGCTCTTGGATTGATGTCCACAGCAGTTGGGAAAAATTTAACACTAGGAGAACATGACCAATCAGAACTCGAAGACCATTTTCGTAATTCCATTGCTAATTGGAATCTTTACCTTTTTGACGGCTTTGGATCTTTCGATCCGCAGCTTATTTACAATCGGATCGAATACCTTGCCAGTGGATTGGAGTGTCGTACTATATTCTTAGACCATCTTAGTATATTATTAAGTGGACTCGATGGGGATGAAAGACGAATGATAGATACCACCATGACCAAGTTACGTTCATTAGTAGAGCGTACTGGTATAGCATTATTTTTAGTTTCACACTTACGCAGAAGTACTAATGACAGTCGTAATCACGAAGAGGGAGGGAGGATCAATCTCTCCCAGCTTAGAGGATCTCACAGCATCGCTCAAATTAGCGACAACCTCATTGGACTGGAACGAAATCAGCAGTCCGAAGATGGAAGAAGTCCTACGACGATTAGAATCCTTAAGAATCGTTATTCTGGCGAAACAGGCACGGCGGGGGAACTAACATACGATATAAACACTTGCAGATTTACCGAAAATGAAACTGAGAGAACACCAATTTTCAATCCAGCCACGGATTTTTGAAGGCAGCTCCTACAGCCATCCTTGGTACGATTATGTCGCCCTGATAGATGATAATAATTTGATTAGACCTAACCCACCGAGTAAAGAGGCAGTAGAACGTGCAAAGTTCATCGACAAAACCTACCACTGGCAAAGTGGGGGCAGTCGTATTCGATCTAGAAACTAATGGCTTATCATTCACGTCAGAGGATCCACGAATACATTGCATTGCATTACACTGGGCCAAGGATGACATTACGGAAGCATTCAATGATGAACCGTATACCTCTGCTCCAAAAGAGTTACCAATGGGTAGTAACTACTCTATCACCACTGCTCTATCCCATTTGGAAGTTGCTGATGTTATTGTTGGGCACAATATTATTGGGTTTGACTTACCTTTTATATATAAGCTATACCCTTGGTTTAATCCTCGCGGTACCATTATTGATACTCTTTTGTTATCTCGCTTATATCATCCGAATTTACTCGATATAGATAAAAAACATGCATGGAAAGACATGCCGACGAAATTATATGGAAGTCATTCTCTTAAGGCTTATGGCTACCGTCTAGGTTTACACAAGGGAGACTTTGGTGAGGACACAGATTGGAAAGAATGGTCACAAGAGATGCAAGATTATTGTATACAAGACGTTAAAGTTACAGAGAAGTTATGCGACCACTTCCACCCTTACCTGACTGGCTCAAATTAGAGCATCAGGTAGCACACATACTTACTGAACAGGAGAATCATGGATGGTTTTTTGATGAGTCAGCTGCACGGTCACTTGAATCTGCTCTCAGACGAGAGTATGAAGAAACTAGTGAACTACTATGCAACAGGCACCCTTTCGTTAGCGGATCACTATTTACTCCTAAACGAAATAATCGGACCAAAGGCTATGTCGCTGGAGCTTCGTTTACCAAACTCAAGGATCTAAATCCTACCTCACGAGATCACATTTCATGGATACTGACAACACACTATGGCTGGAAGGCGTTATTAACGACCTCTATGGGGAAACCAGTTATCAACGAGACGGTATTGAAGGATATTGGGACGGATATAGCTCTTCAATTTCTGAAACTACTGGATCTGACAAAGCAGTTAGGAATGATATCAGAAGGCGTGAACGCATGGCAGAAGCTTGTTACGACATCTAGCCGTATACATCACCATTGTTCAGTAGCAACTAGTACATTTAGATGTGCCCATAGAAAACCAAATTTAGCACAAGTCCCCTCAGATGAAAGATTCAGACAATTATTTATTGCATCTCCAAATAAAATACTGGTCGGTGCCGATCTTAGTGGCATTGAGTTACGTATGCTTGCCCATTATCTCGCCAGATATGATGGAGGACGATATGCAGAAATCCTCGTTAATGGAGATATACACCAAACCAATGCTGATAAAGTAGGTGTTACTCGTAAACAAATCAAAACAATTTCTTATGCATTTCTTTATGGTGCTGGAGATCAAAAACTAGGTCATAGCTATGATAAACAACTATCAGATGGGGAGGCTGTTAAGAAAGGCAGAGAGATCAGAAAGGCGTATGTTGATGCGATTCCAGGTCTTAAAGAATTACTTACGGCGGTTAAAAAGGTCAGTGAGAGAGGTTATGTTTTAGCTTTAGATAAGAGACGTATCTTGGTTGATAAGCCCCACAAGGCTTTAAATTATCTTTTACAAGGATCGTCAGCGGTTTTGGCGAAGCGGTGGATGTTATTTACATATGATCATTTACCTAAATCTGCCCATCAATTAGCATTTGTACATGACGAGCTGCAATATGAATGCGATGAAGAAGACAAGGAGGATCTCCAGTTCCTACTTGAACTTACAGCAGCACAAGCTGGAGAATATTACAACATGAGATGTCCTATAGCCGCTGAAGCACAGTCAGGATCTAATTGGGCAGAAGTACATTAACCACCTATGGAATTATTAATTGATGCAGATTACATCGTATATAAGAACTGCGCTGCAGCAGAAACTGAAATTGACTTTGGCGATGATGTTATCCTTGTCACTAGCAATTTTAGCGATGCATACACTGCAACAACAAGAGAAATTGCCAAGCTTAAGGACGAGTTTGGGGCATTCTCTACTATAAAGTTATTCTTTTCTGACACTAAAAATTTTCGGAAAAAAATTTGTCCCTCATATAAGGGGCATAGAAATAGAAAGAAACCTTGCGGGTATAAGCGTGTTATTAAAAAACTCAAGACTGAGTTTGAAGTAATAATAATGCCTGAGTTAGAAGCAGACGATGCGATGGGTATATATGCTACGCAAAACCCAGGAAATATAATAGTTTCTCCTGATAAGGATATGAAACAAATACCTGGGACATTATATAATCTAGATGAAAAGTTCACAATCACCAAGGACAGCGGAAGAGCTTGGCATTTTATCCAGTGTCTTTCTGGAGATCAAACTGATGGATATGGTGGAGTCCCTGGAATTGGAGTTAAAAGAGCAGAAACCCTATTCAACAAAGAAGGGTACAGCTGGAATACAGTTGTTAATGCCTTTAAAAGTAAGGGACTCACTGAGGAAGATGCTTTACTCAATGCTAGACTGGCTAGAATACTAACTATTGATGATTATGACACAGAAAAACAAAAAGTCCGATTATGGACTCCCAGAGCCAGTGACTACATTAACAATGGAGCAATCACTGAAGCTGAGAGTTCTTGAATTAAAACTTAAAGAAAATTATGATGATCATAAAGATGATATCATAACTCTATTCCTAGCTTTACAGAAACAGAACTTTGTTCTAGGAAATTCACTCAAAAATCTACTCGAAAAATGGAATACTATAGAAGAGGGAAGATCGAATGCTGGGATTTTATTCGGGATCAGGATCTAAACTTTCACTTAGGTAATGCAATAAAATATATATGTAGAGCTGGTCATAAAGGTGGTCAGCTCAAGAGATGCGAAGACTTAGAAAAAGCTATTCACTATTTACAAAACGAACTCCACCATGAAGAAAACTTTCTTATCCAGTCAGGCGAAGGAATTCCGATCAAAATACAATCTAAAGAGCTCCCACTCCAAGAAACAACGTACCTATCAGAAGAATCTGATCGTAGAGGAATTTAAAGAGTTTCTTGAAGCTGAAGGAGAATTATGGCACAGAAATCCAACATATCCAAGCGAAGCTCTGAAAGAATTAGCTGATTTAGTTTATGTATGTTATCAGTATGCCGAGAACATGGGCTGGTTCTTGGATGAAGCATTGGACAGAGTACATCAAAGTAACATGTCTAAACTAGGTAAAGACGGTAAACCCATCTACCGAGAAGATGGTAAGGTTCTTAAAGGACCAGACTACGAACCACCAACATTAATGGATCTTATATAAATGACAGAATTAATCTCCCGCACTGGTCGGGTCCAGTCATGGCTGGATAACCCAGAATCAAGACTTCCAGTGAGCTGTACTGTATTTGTTGTCGAGGACTCTATGGAGGGTCCAGAGGGCATTGAGGCTAGCTGGAGATTCGCATCACATGCCCTCCGCAATGGGGCAGGGTGTGCTATACACTTATCTAAGTTGCGTCCAAAAGGAGCTGACAATGGTCGTGGCCTGACAGCTAGTGGACCAGTATCCTTTGGAAAAATATACTCAGTACTCAACGAAATACTACGTAGAGGTGGTACCTACAAAAATGGAGCGATTGTTTTACATCTGGATCTCGATCATCCTGATGTTGTCGATTACATTACTACTCCTCGATCAGAACTCCCGTGGGTCAAGCGGTGTATCGACATTGATGATGAAAAATGGAAAAACGCTAATGATACAACACGGGAAGCGTTGATATATGGTATCAAGTCAGGTGATATCTGGCTAAACAAAATTAAACACGATAAAAACGGAGAAAGAATTTATGGCAACGTCTGTCTTGAGGTTTACTTGCCCTCACGTGGAACTTGCTTGTTACAGCATGTCAATCTCTCAGCCTGTCAAACCCAATCCATCAGAGAGGGTTTCATTAAAGGTATGTCCGAGTTGTGCAGCCTCCATAGCCGGACAGGTGTTGGAGCAACTGGAGAATACTTGTCGTCTGATATCGACAGACAAGTTGGCCTCGGTATCCTCGGCCTCGCAAACCTCTTAGCACGACATAGCGTAACATATGAACAGTTTGGTAGAGCATTACAATGTGTAAACAATCATGGATCTATCGTTACAAGAGCTGAGCATCTTGCCAGTGAACTTAGATATGGTATTGAAGCTGCCGCTGAAGTGGCTAGGGCTAATAATATGGTTAGAGCATTCGCAATTGCTCCGACAGCCTCGTGTAGTTATCGAAGCAAGAGTTTGGATGGCTTTACGAGTACCCCAGAAATTGCACCCCCAATCTCTCGTTCTGTGGACAGAGATAGTGGGACATTCGGAGTGCAAACCTATAACTATGGACAAGTAGAAATAGCTAGTGAAGTAGGCTGGGAAGCTTACAAAAGAGTAGCAGATGAGATAATGATAATGTATAATAAAACAGGACTTCTTCATGGCTATAGCTTCAACTCTTGGAGTGATGTTATAGAATACGATGAGCAATTCGTGGAAGAGTGGTTGGCATCGCCTCAAACCTCCTTATATTACAGCCTTCAGGTAATGGGAGACACACAAGATAAGAGCGATGCGTATGCAGCATTAGACGAAGATGATGTCCAAGATTACTTGCAGGGTATTTTACAAGAAAACCCAATAACCTGCGATTGTCAAGAATGAAAAACCCTTATGAAAAATTACTCGATAGAAAGAGAACATGGACACCAGTACAGGTATCCGCTGGACAGCTTAAGCATGGAGCTGAAGAAGCCATCTACCGTGCTCTCTCAATACGCCATATGGAGCTACCAGTTGGCGAGTTTATTACAGAAGCACTTGAAAAAGAGGTTCCCGAATCTGCACGGACTCTTTTAGAATCAAACGTCAAGGACGAGATTAAACATGATCTCGCCCTTACATATATCACGAACGCTATAGGCGTTGATGAAAAAGCAGAATATGAAGCTTTCAAGTTACGTGATGCTTGGGAAGCTCACCCTGACCACACTATACTAAAAGCATTGGTAGCCGAACGTGCAATCTTCTTTGTTATCTTACCTTTTTTTAGGTTCTGTGGTGATGCTGGTCTACGCACGACCTCGGCGGATATCTCAAGAGACGAGCAAATTCATGTTGCCTGTAATTCTCTCGTATGTTCTGCTATGGGTCTACGCCCTAGTAATTCTCTGGACAAACTTAGGAAGGCCACAATTAATTGGATCTTTCAACCACTAGGTATAAATACTACCGATAAATATTTGGACAAAAATTTTTGGCTGGATTCATCAGACCGATTAATGTATGAGGGAAAAGCTCCACAGCTTTCTGATACACGGTCAGCACGGATGCCAGCATTCTTTGAGCATAGCAATGTCAACCTACCCCAATATGCTTGAGCCTTTAATCGGGCCAAACGCACAAGCAATCCTTCAAGAATTGGAGGAAAAATTTCCACCAGTAAACCCACATCCTAAAGAAGATATAGGAGCAATTATGTACAAATCAGGACAACGCTCTGTCGTAGAGTGGATAGCCAAACGG